GGATTTCTTTCATGATCCATTATTAAATTCCACCAGTCTATAATAAAACTTGTCATATTATTCCTTTCACTTATTAATTTAACCACCACGACATGAACGATATAAACATACTGAACACGCCTAAAGACACAACACCACCAAACAAAAACCATAGTGTTGCTAACTTAAATTGAGACCATGAGGATTCCTCCACCCATTCATGATCTTCTTCTATACCATAGGCTACATGAATAAAGCCATAGGTATCCGACACCACACGCCAACCATCAGTGGGGCATGTATCTAACCATTGATTGAAGCTATCCCTATTCATGATGCACACACCATCTTAATAACCTTAGATGTAACATCATAATCAGGCGTACCAATACCACCATTTAATTCCATATCGGTATGGCCAAAATCTTCAGAGTCATGGCGTACTTGTGCCACACACGCCTCTAGGTCTAGACCTTCAACTTCAAAAACTTCTAGGCCAAACTCTGTTTCATACCAACCACACAAAACATAATTCATCATAACAATTTACTCCCTACCATCACGCCTATAGTAAACGTGATTACTAAAAGAAAAACAATGGCAATTACTCCATTTATTTTTGCCTTGCGTTCTGCGTCAATACGCTTTTGTCTATTACTCATGTCATTACCTTTCTATAGTTGAACATGGAAAAACACACCATGTAAAAACATGATGTGCTTATTCGATATTCATTTATATTAAGCGGCCTTTTTATTAGGTAATTCAACAACTACATTATTTTCTTGATGCTTAATTGCGGCCTTAATTATTTTTTGCATCTCTTTTAATTCATCTGTTGAACGCTTCGAACAAGTATCAATAAAAGATTTTACGTTTAAAGGTGTAGGTTTCTTTTTTGTTTTACCTACTAGGGCTTGCAAATACTTATCACCTCGCATTGATACTTTATCTTGTGCTAGTTGTTCAAGTATATCTAAAACCTTTTGATTTGGTTTAATACCTTTAATAATCATTTTGCTAGTAGTTTTACCAGTCTTTTTGTTCTTTTCAGTTTTAAATTCTGCACCTTTATAGACTAAACCAAAAACAAATTTAATTCTTTGTTCAATCTTATCACCTTTTTTATTGGCCATAGCTATCACATTTACGATACTAGTTGTATCACCTTTGCTTTTACCAGTTACCACATTTTTAATTAATTCATTAAATGTAAAACCTAAGTTTGCACCATTGCCTAAAGCACGATTAAAAGCAGTCTCTAAAGTTGTATAAGTCATAATATTTCTTTCCTTTTTATATTATTTCATTTTGCTTAATGCTATCATTAAACATCAATAACAGCGGCCTAATTGAAACCGCTGTCATAACTGATTAATAATTTTTAATATTTCTTTTTATATCTCTTATTAATAAAACCAATTAGCAGAACCGATTGAAATTTTATTACTAGTTGCTATCAATATCTTTAATTTTGTTCAATCAAGAAAGACTGTCGTCTAATACCTTTACCAACTATAGCTATATAAATTATTTACCTCTTTGGGCTTTCCCTTTTATATAAATAGGAACGTATAAAACTACGTTCGTTTACTTTATTCGGAACATAATAAGTATTTGGATTGCTAGACCTTGTACCTATTAAGGGAATTGATTTGAATGGTGCATTGATATGCGTCTTTTTATCCAACCCGAAAATAAAAAGATGGTTCTTTTTTCAACATGTCTTTTATTTCGTTTTACCTAAAGTAAATAAAACTCGTAAAAAACTAGAACCTATTTAAAATAGCACATAGTTAAAAAACTACTAAAATCTAAAATATAATCTCACTCCGAAAATACTTATAATCAATTTCTAAATATCAAAATAATGATATAATTTAATAAATCAACAAGAAATTTGTATATTTTGTAATATTTTTATAATATTTCTTGTAACCTATTGAAAACAAAGGAAAACAAATTCAATATTTATTTATATATTATAGATTATGTATTAAAGATTATAATTAGTTTAATGTTGAACTACTTTATGGTTTAGCATTAAACTATCTTGATGATTTACTAGGGGATATGGTTTAATATTGAACTAAATAGATGGTATGGTATTAAACATAAATCTTTTGGTTGCAGAGTGTTATAGTATAACATAACATATTTCATAATAAATCTACATTTGATAATCTCTAATTGTATAAATAATGTAATGATTTCAATAGGTTAGCTAGAGAATAATCATAATAATTATCTAATAAGAACAGAACGGGAACAAAAGGGAGGGGACATGGGGCAGACGGGGGGTGTACGTACGTATATACAGCCAATGACAGCGGGGGGTATTTTTAAAGCTGTTAACTACATTATGTAAATACGTTATATTATAACATTATCCCTGAAACTGGGGTAATACTTAATCTCCTTATCATTATATAGATATTGGTGATAATGTTACCCCATTATCTTCCTTATTATGTTAATACATTATACAGCCCCGTAGAGAGGCTTTAGGTATGCCTGGGGTATATCTTAACCTGACGACAGAAGACAACCCCTCAGTGAGCTACGTTGAGCTTCTCATTAGGTATTTATACCTAGTCCGCCGCCGTTAGGTATTCTTTAGGTTACTTTAAGTAAGTAGCTCAAGAAATACTTTAATGTGCTTCAATTTGTCCATTGACTTAGTTTAATAATGTGATATAATATACTTAAAGTATTCTTAGAGTTACTTAAAGTAACTTAATCTATTATTAATATTAATAATTAATACTTAAGTAATACTTAAAGTACACCTAAAGTACCCTCATAATGTTATACTTACTCTATACTAGTAACGATAAGGATTCTTAATAGATGTACAATTATCTGTCGTACCAACTTTAGTTGTTGACAGAGGCTTCCTAAAAGGTATAACTAGTCATGTCCAAACCTAAAATGTATTCCAGTGAGAGGGTACTTGAAGAGTTCTATAAGGCACTTGCTGATCAGAACGAAGGTAAACTCCGTAGGGTTCATATACCTAGATCAGATGTATTCTACATAAGAGAAGCATACTATCAACATTCAGGTACTTGGGAAACCTTAGACAGAATAGAAAGATGTATGTACCTCGAAGGTAAGCTATTAGCTAGAGATGTACTAGATCCTAAGCGTAAGAGAGACTGGGAACAATGACAAGTTTTGAAGAAGTAGATGTAGACAACAGTGGATCTATTGATAAGACTGAATGGGATGCATTAGCATTAGAAGATCGACGTAGACGATTAGATGATGAAGATGCACAACGTGATGCTCAAAGAAGAATGGCATGGTTTTGTTTAGCAGGAATGCTAGCATATCCATTCCTTGTTCTATTGTGTTCTATGATCGGTGCAGATAAAGCAGCTGATATCATAGGTTCTATGGCTTCTATTTATTTTCTATCAGTTGCTGGTATAGTTGGTGTATTCTTTGGAGTCACTAACATGAGCAAGAAAGAAGTGAAAGGTAACAACGGATAATGCTTGGATTAAACTTAATCGGTCAAGTAGCTAATCTAGCTGGTACAATGATCGAAGGCAAGACAGCTGTGAAGAAGGCTGAAGCTGAAACAAAGATGAAGATAGCTACTGGAGAACTTGATTGGGATCTAGCAGCTATGAAGGCTACAGAGAACTCGTGGAAAGACGAATGGATTACTTTACTATTCTCAATACCATTGATCCTAGCCTTCTGTGGTGATTGGGGTAATCAAATAGTACAAGCAGGGTTTACTGCTTTAGAGGTTATGCCTGATTGGTATCAGTACTCACTAGGTGGAATTGTAAGTGCCAGCATTGGTATGCGTGGTGTAAGTAAATACTTCGGGAAGAAATAATGAAAAACAATTTTGATAAATGTCTAGAGATGTTATTACACCATGAAGGTGGATACGTTAATCATCCTAGTGACCCAGGCGGTATGACTAACCTCGGTGTTACTAAAAGAGTGTATGATGAATGGATCGGCAGGGAATCTACCGAGCAGGAGATGAGAGATCTAACTCCAGCAGATGTCGGGCCAATCTACAAAAAGAATTACTGGGATAGAGTTAAAGGTGATCATCTACCATCTGGTGTAGACTGGTGTGCGTTTGACTGGGCTGTGAACTCAGGTTCTGGTCGTCCAGCTAAAGCTATTCAACGTGCAGTAGGAGCTACAGCCGATGGAGCAATCGGGCCACAGACACTAGGTCTTATCCTGGAGAAAGATCCTAAGTTTATTGTGGACTACGTATATACTGTTCGTCAAGGCTTCTATGAAGGCTTAGATACTTTTAAAACATTTGGTCGTGGTTGGACTAGGCGAAACAAAGAAACACTAGAACAAGCATTGAGTATGATATAATGGCAGTTCCTGATCGAGTCAAAGCAGCTATGAAACGCCTTGGTCTTAAAGGCGTAAATAAACCTAAGCGTACTCCTGATCATGCTACTAAGTCTCATGTCGTTATGGCATCAGAGGGTGGCAAGTATAAAGTTATTCGTTTCGGTGAGCAGGGTGCGTCTACAGCAGGTAAACCTAAGTCTGGTGAATCTGATAAGATGAAGAAGAAAAGAAAATCATTTAAGTCTAGACATGCCAAGAATATTAAGAAGGGTAAAATGTCAGCAGCCTATTGGGCAGATAAGGTTAAGTGGTAATGGCTAAACCTAGATCAAAAGTAAACGAAGCAGGTAACTATACAAAACCTGCATTACGTAAGAGATTATTCAGTAAGATTAAAGCAGGTACTAAGGGTGGTAAAGCAGGTCAGTGGTCTGCACGTAAGGCACAGATGCTAGCCCTACAGTATAAAAAAGCTGGTGGAGGTTATAGGAAGACATGAAAGCTTCTCAGAAGTCACTTAAGAAGTGGACTAAAGAAAAATGGGGAACTAAAAGCGGTAAGCCTAGTGCTAAAACAGGAGAACGTTATCTCCCTAAAAAAGCAAGAGAAGCCTTAACCCCAGCAGAATATGCAGCTACTAGTGCAGCTAAACGCAAAGGCACAGCAGCAGGAAAACAATTTGTAAAACAACCAAAGAAAATTGCAGAGAAAACTAAAAAGTTTAGAGCTTCGAAAGGCGGACTGACTATGAAAAAAGGTTATCACAAAATGCCTGACGGCACAATGATGAAGGATTCAGATATGAAGAAAAAATCTGGGTATATGCACGGTGGTATGGCTAAACCTAATAAGGGTATGAAAGCTTTGAAAAAAGCTGCACCTAAGGTAGCTAAGAAAATGGGTTATAACAAAGGTGGCATGGCTAAATGCGGTGCATCTTATACAGGGAAATAGATAAATGCCAGTACCGATAGGATACGGATTATATGTTTTAGGTAACATAGTAGTACGTGCAATAATAAAAACACAGGGTAAAAAACTTATAGCTGCAGGAGCACGTAAAGTCTCAGAAAATGCTGCTAAACAAATAGCAAAAAAACGCACAGGTGGTGTAATTAAAAATGCTACTCCAGGTAATGTTGCAGGTTTAATTAAAAATTCTAGAACAGCTAATGTTAAAGGTAAAGGTGCTAAATTACCAAAACCTTTAAGTAAAAACTCTAAGACCTCTAATAATAAAGGAGCTGGAGCTAAACCTAGTAAGCCTTTAAGTAAAAATTCTAAGACTTCTGATAATAAAGGTGCAGGTTCTAAACCTAGTAAACCTTTAGCTAAGAACTCTAAGACTTCTAATAATAAAGGCGCAGGAGCTAAACCTACTAAACCACCCTCAAAAACTTCAAAGACTTCTAACAGTAAAGGATCTAAGGCAAATGCAGCACCTAAGCCATCTACTACTTCAAAGACTTCTACGAATAAAGGAGCTAATGCTAAACCTGTTAAACCTCTTGCTAAGAACTCTAAGACTTCTAATAATAAAGGTTCTAAAGCTAATGCAGCTCCTAAGCCTTCCTCTACTTCGAAGACTTCTAACTCTAAAGGTAAAGGTGCTAAACCTACTAAGCCAGGTTCTAAAACTTCCAAAACTTCTACTTCAAAAGGTAAGCAATCTAATCTCCCGTTAATAGTAGGATTAGGTTCTGGTGTTGCTGGAGCAATAATGGCTCTTGGCGGTAAAAAGAAAGTCAAAAAAGGTGATGTTGAAGTTAAACCAAGCCCTAGAGCTAGAGTTTCTAAGACTGAAATAGAAAAAGGTAAAGGTATTAACTTAAATAAACCAGCTGCTGGCCCAGTTAGTGATGAATCATTTGGTGCAGTATTTAAACGTAACCGTAAAGCTAATAAAGCAACATTTACTTTTAAAGATAAACTTTATACTACTCGTGTTAAAGAAGAGTCTATTGCTGAACATAAGAAAAAGTTTGGTGTAAAAGGCAAATACAAATAAATGGTTGAAACAACTTACTCCACAGCTACAGAAGCAGTAACGGTAGCATCTACTACTACAGGTGCTAACGCTACTCTTGTGTATACTTGTCCACCATTTCATGATGCAACAGTGGACTTACTACACGTAGCTAATAACAATAACTCTTCTAAAAAAGTTTATCTGCAGTTCTATCACCAAGATGATACTACTTATCATTACGTACTTAAGAACCATACTATAGCAGGTAACTCAGCAGAGAATATATTTGGTGCTGGTGTATTACACCTTCATGCAGGGGATAAGATTGTTGCATATGGTGAGACAACTAATACTATGGAAGTGCTAATATCTTGTAAAGAGTTTTATAATCCAACACGTTAAAGCATAACGGGGTTGCATTATTATCTATAGTATGATATAACTGTTTGTGTAAAACTAGTCTCTAGTAAACTACAAATGTCTTGTAGTACCAACTGGAGAACTTACATGTTTAAAACATTTTCAAAATGGCTAAAAGCCTTAAACGACTCAATACAAAAATCACAGCAAGCTAGAGCAGACTTGTGGTTACTTACACACTTAACCGATAGAGAACTAAAAGATATAGGTATTGCAAGATACGATATCAAACGGAGAATGAATGGCTCGTAACCTTACAGAAAAGCAAGAGATGTTCCTTGGATTCCTTTTTGGGGATGCCAGAGGTAATGCTATGAAAGCTATAAAGCTAGCAGGGTATGCCGAAGGAACATCTTCAGCTAGTATAATGAAAACTCTAGAAGAGGAGATTGCAGGAAGAACAAAGAGTCTTATAGCTACTCGTGGCCCTCAAGCTGCATACTCTATGCTAGACGTAATGGAAAACCCAACAGACTTAGGCAATAAAGAGAAGATGGCAGCTGCTAAAGATCTTCTGGATAGAGCTGGCTTTGTTAAAACAGATAAGGTTGAGGTTAAAGCAGAGAGTCCTTTGTTTATTTTACCTCCTAAATCAGATGAAGACTAATAAAACTTGGCAGTTACCTAAGCCAGAAGAGACTGAAGGCGAATACGATTGGCTTCCAGTAGTAAGAGTAGGTAGAGTTATACCATTTGGCTATAGACAAGACCCCACCGACTCTGATATACTGTTACCAATCCCAGAAGAGTTAGAATTATTCGAGCAAGCTAAGAAGTACCTTAAGCAATACAGCCTACGTGAGGTTTCTAATTGGCTAAGTACTACTTCAGAACGTTATATCTCTCATGTGGGTCTAATGCAGAGGGTTAAACTTGAACAAAAACGTAAGAAAGAAGCTTCAATCCAGCGCTTCTATGCAGAAAAGTACAAGAAAGCCGCAGAAAAAGCGGAAAAGCTTGAAAGACAACGTATCGGTGCAAGAGTCCTCAAAGGAACTAGCACCAGCACAGGTAAAGCCAGCACCAATTCAGGTAGATAAGGCTATAAGGGAAATAATCTTTGAGCCTAATGAAGGCCCTCAGACAGATTTCCTAGCATCTACTGAACAAGAGGTACTTTATGGTGGTTCTGCTGGCGGTGGCAAGTCATATGCTATGATTGCAGACCCTGTGCGCTTCTTAAACAACCCTCATGCAACTATGTTGCTAGTACGTAGAAGTACAGAGGAGTTAAGGGAGCTTATATCTGTTTCAAAGCAGCTATATCCCAAGGCAATACCTGGGATTAAGTTTATGGAACGAGATAAGACTTGGATTGCACCATCAGGTGCGACATTATGGATGTCATACTTAGATAGAGATGATGATGTAATGAGATACCAAGGTCAGGCCTTTAATTGGATTGGCTTTGACGAGATGACACAGTGGCCTACCCCATATCCTTGGAACTATATGCGTTCAAGGTTACGTACAACTAAACAATCGGGTTTACCTCTCCACATGAGAGCAACATCCAACCCAGGTGGCCCAGGTCATCAATGGGTGAAGAAGACTTTTATTGATCCTGAAGTACCTAATAAGGCTTTCTGGGCTACAGATCCTGAAACAGGTAATGTAATTGAATGGCCTAAAGGTCACAGTAAAGAAGGTGAACCCTTATTCAAACGTAGGTTTATACCTGCAACTTTGTTTGATAATCCCTACTTAGCTGATGATGGTATGTATGAAGCCAATCTATTGTCGTTACCTGAGCATCAGCGTAGACAACTTCTTGAAGGTGATTGGGACATTAATGAAGGTGCTGCGTTCCCAGAGTTCAATAGGCATATACATGTAGTTGAACCTTTTGAGATTCCAGATAATTGGCCTAAGTTCCGTGCATGTGACTATGGTTATGGTTCGTACACTGGAGTTGTTTGGATAGCAGTAGCACCTGATGAACAACTAATTGTTTATCGAGAGATGTATGTATCTAAAGTTATTGCTACTGATTTAGCAGATATGATATTAGATGTTGAACAGTTTGAAAAAATACGTTATGGTGTACTTGATAGTTCTTTATGGCATAAACGTGGAGATACTGGCCCATCTCTAGCAGAACAAATGATAATGCGTGGATGTAGGTGGAGACCAGCTGATAGATCAAAAGGATCTCGTGTAGCAGGTAAAAACGAATTACACAGAAGACTACAGGTTGATGAGTTTACAGAAGAACCAAGACTAGTATTCTTTAACACATGTTCTAATACTATATCCCAGTTACCTTCTATACCTTTAGATAAAAAGAATCCAGAAGATGTAGATACTCACGCTGAAGATCACCTATACGATGCATTAAGATACGGAATAATGACAAGACCTAGAAGTAGTTTATTTGATTACGATCCTACATCTAACTCAGGTTTTCAAGCAAGCGACCCAACTTTCGGTTATTAAGGAAAAGCAATGGAAGAAGATGAATTCTTTGAAAATGAAATGGCAATGGACTCAGTAGAGGCTAATGCTATAGAAGACATGGATGAAGATAATTATTCTGATCCACTTTCAGGAACTGTAGTTGGTTTAGTGCAAGATCATTATACTAAAGCTTCCACTGCTCGTGAGACTGAAGAAAAACGTTGGGTACAAGCCTACCGTAACTATCGTGGTTTATATGGGCCAGATGTACAGTTTACTTCTACAGAGAAGTCTCGTGTATTTGTAAAGGTTACTAAGACTAAAGTATTAGCTGCATATGGTCAGATAGTAGATGTATTGTTTGGTAACAGTAAGTTTCCAATTACAGTTGATCCTACTACATTACCTGAAGGTGTAGCAGACTCAGTATTCTTTGAATCAAATGATGACATGCGTAAAGCTAAGGAAGAGTTTGGCGCAGAGGATATGCAGTTAAAACCAGGTGAGACTGTAATAGATTTACAAGAACGTTTAGCAAGTTCTAAAAGTAAGTTAGCTCCAGTAGCTGATATACTTGAAGAAGGTAATGGTAGAACTGCAACAGAGATTACTATACATCCTGCTATGATTTCTGCAAAGAAAATGGAAAAGAAAATCCATGATCAGCTAGAAGAATCTAATGCAAATAAACAGTTACGTGTAGCCGCATTTGAATGTGCCTTGTTTGGTACAGGTGTAATGAAAGGGCCCTTTGCTGTAGATAAAGAATATCCTAAGTATGAAGAAGGTGAATACAAACCTAACATAAAAACAGTACCTCAAACCTCATCTGTATCTATATGGAACTTTTACCCTGATCCAGATGCATCTAATATGGATGAAGCTGAGTACGTAATAGAACGTCATAAGATGTCTCGTACTCAAATCCGTGCACTTAAAAGACGACCCTTCTTCCGTAAGAATGCTATAGATACAGCAGTAAACATGGGTGAATCCTACACTAAAGAGTGGTGGGAACAAGCTATGGAAGATGACTCTAACGAAGCTAAAGCAGAACGTTATGAGGTATTAGAGTTTTGGGGTAATGTAGATGTAGAAGTCCTAGAAGGACATGATGTAGATATTCCAAAAGAACTTGAAGACTTAGATCAAGTATCAGTTAATATTTGGGTTTGTAATGGTCAAGTATTACGTTTAGTAATGAATCCATTTACACCAACATTAATACCATACTATGCTGTACCTTATGAAGTAAGTCCATACAGCCTATTTGGTGTAGGTATTGCAGAGAATATGGATGATACACAAACTCTTATGAATGGTTTCATGAGAATGGCTGTTGACAATGCTGCTTTATCTGGTAATATGATTATAGAGGTTGATGAAACTAACTTGACTCCAGGTCAAGATTTATCTGTATACCCTGGAAAAGTCTTTAGACGACAAGGCGGAGCACCTGGACAGGCAATCTTCGGAACTAAGTTTCCAAATGTTTCTAATGAAAACATGCAGATGTTTGACAAAGCTCGTGTACTATCAGATGAATCAACAGGCTTTCCTTCTTTCGCACATGGTCAAACAGGTGTATCAGGTGTAGGTCGTACAGCTTCTGGTATCTCAATGCTTATGTCAGCCGCTAACGGAAGTATTCGTAATGTGGTTAAGAATGTAGATGATTACCTACTTGGCCCTTTAGCTAAAGCATTCTTTAACTTTAACATGCAGTTTGACTATGACGAAGATATCAAAGGTGATCTTGATGTAAAGGCTCGTGGTACAGAAAGCTTGATGGCTAATGAAGTACGTAGCCAACGACTAATGCAATTCTTACAAGTTGTACAAAACCCAGTACTAGCACCATTTGCTAAGATGGATTACATCATTCGTGAGATAGCTAAGTCTATGGAACTTGATCCTGATAAGTTAGTTAATTCAATGTCTGATGCTACAGTACAAGCAGAGATGCTTAAGAAGTGGCAAGAAGCTAATCCTCCTGAGCCTCAACCAGAAGCTCCAGGACAGCCTCAAGGTGGCCCAGCTGGGGCACAGGCAGGAGATCCTACAGGAGCTGGTGGCGGTACTATAGGGACAGGCTCAGTGCCTACTCCAGGTGAACCTGGGTTCTCAGCTAATACTGGACAAGGTGCTGCATGAATAATTTAAAACCTTTAGTAAACGATAAAGTCCTATGGGATTCTTTTCTAGAAGAAGTAGATAAAAGAATCTCAGAGGTTCACAGAGTAATGGAACAATCTACTAGGGCAGAGGATTTGTATAGACTGCAAGGTCAAGCATTTGCTCTACGTAAAATAAAACAGTTAAGGGATCAAGTTAATGGATAGACAGATGAGTATGTTTGAAGAAGGTGGTATTGCAGATGACGGAATGGATCGTGATCCTGTATCAGGTAATGAAATACCTTCAGGCTCTCTTGCCAGTGAAGTCCGTGATGATATACCAGCTCAGTTATCTGAAGGTGAATATGTAGTACCTGCTGATGTAGTAAGATACTTTGGTGTAAAAGTATTTGAAGATATGCGAATGGAAGCCAAGATGGGCTTACGTGAAATGGAACAAGATGGTAGAATAGGTGGTGAGCCAGTTGAACCTAATAAAGGTATGACTGAAGCTGATCTAGCTGGTCTTGAACAGATGATGAGGACTGGTGTAGCTAATGGCGGTCTTATGGATAAGATGGCTTACACTGCCATGAATGATCCTTTAGTAAATAAAAAGTTAAACGAAGGTGGCATGACTGTAGGTTTTGCTGCTGGAGGTATGCCTAAAACTATATATAATGATCCTACTCGTGTAGATCAAGTCATTGGTCAGTTTATGCAAATGACTAAGAACAACCCTGGAATCATGGATGAGTTAGCTAAACGTGGCATTACTATTAATCGTACTCCAGCTACTAATCAACCAACACAAATGCAAGCACAGAATGCTCCTTCTCAAACAACTAATCCAGTAACCAATCAAGCACCAATTAAGGCTGCTGAGGGTACTTACTTAGATCCACTATCTATGACAGGTTTAGGTACAACAATTCAACCTAATAGTTTAAATACAACTAATACTCAAAATCAATCTTATATTACTTCACCTACATCTATATCTTCTATGTATGGTATTCCAGGGGGATCTTACTTTTATCAAGGCCCAGGTGTACCTAAATCACCTGAAGAAGTAGAAAAAGCTCCTGTAGCTCCTGTAACTTCTACAACTCCAGTATGTGCTCCAGGTACAGTATATGATGAGGAATCAAATAGCTGTGTGCCTGAATTAGAACCCACTAGAGATAAAGACAATATGGACGGCATAGGTGGTACTGAAATGTCCACACCTTATGTTGAAAAGGGTTGGAGGGTACAAGCCACTGAACAATTAGATTGGTCTAACGCAGAAGACTTTGATGCTTACATGAAAGAGCTATCTAAACCTCAAGAAAAAATAAGTGGTTTAGCTAAAGCTGTATCACTGACCAATCCATTGTGGGGGCCAGCTATGGTCATTGGTCAGAAGATGGAAAGAAAAGCAACAATCAATAAAATTAAAGCTATGGAAAATATAGCAAACTTAATTGGTGATTCTGTGCGAGCTGCATCTGCAGTAAAAGCTGGAGAATCTTATAAAGCTAATATGACTGAAGATCAAAAAGCTTTTGCTGATACTCAAAATGGTGAAGGTTATACTATAACATTAGTAAATCAGATCATGGGTAAAGGTTTTCTTGATGATGTGGAAGGAACTAGAGGTAATGGTTTCCATAGTGTTGCTGACTTACAGAACATGCCACAGTATAAAAAAGATGAACTCAAAGCTGCAATAGAAGCAAATAATGCAAGACTTAGAGAAGCTGCATTATCTTCTGCAGAAAGAAAGAAAGAAGCGGCTAAAGCAGCAGAGGAAGCAGCGGCATCAGCTAGAGAAACAGCAAGACAAGCCGCAGCAGCAGAAAGCAACAGAGTATCTCTAGGTCAAGGTTCTGCAGCTGAAGTACAAAAAAGTAGAGATAGAGCTGATAAATCTAAAAAAGCTACACAGGCAGCTTATGCATCTGCTAAATCTAAAGGTCTTAATGTTAATACAAGCAGTGGTACTAGTACACAAAAAAGACAAGCAGTCAATAATTTAAAAAGCGAAACTATAAAAGCAGGTGGAACTTGGGCTAGTGGTGGTAGAGCTAAAGGCGGATTAATTAAAAAACCAAATAAAAAATAAATACCTATAAGGTATCCAAACAACGATAAGGCTACTCAGCAATACTGCTGACCCCAACATAAGGATAATGGATATGCCAGAACTAAGTACAATGGAAACCCCGAAGACTGCAGGATTTGTAGATAGGGGTTACAATAATAATAAAAAACGTGCAGCTATGGAAGCTGAAGAAAAAGAAATAGAACGTTTAGAAGCAGAGGCTCGTGGTGAAACTGTTGAAGAAGAATCCGATGGCGAAGGATCTGAGGCAACCGAAGTATCGGATGCAAGTAGTTCCAAACAAGAAGAAGCCAAAGAGGAAGCCGAAGCATCGGAGTCTGATGAGGGGTTAAGTCGAGAAGAAAAATCCTTCAAGAAAAGATATGGTGATCTTCGTCGTCATATGTCTGAAAAAGAAAAAGACTGGCAAGAAAAGTTTGAAGACTTAGAAGCTCGTATGAAGGGTGAGAATATTATCCCACCTAAGTCTGATGAAGATATAGACGCATGGGCATCTGAACATCCTGATATTGCTGGTATAGTAGAGACTATAGCTGCTAAGAAAGCTCAACAGTTATTTAGTAAAGCTGAAGCAAGACTACAACAGCTGGATCAAATGAATGATGAGACTATGCGTAAGTCAGCAGAGGCTACTATTTTAGAGTCGCATTCAGATTTTATTACGATACGTGAGTCAGATAGTTTTCATGACTGGGCAGAAGAGCAACCTAAGTGGGTACAAGATGCTGTCTATGAAAATGCAGATGACCCTAGGTCTGTAATTAGAGTTATCGACCTGTATAAGGTTGACAAAGGATTAACTAAAGAAGCTAAGAAAGCTGGTAAAAAGGCAGCAGCTTCTATGGTTAGTAGAACTTCAAAGACTAAAGTAGACGCTGATGAGGCTGGTGGACAAATCCGTGAGTCTGATGTAGCAAGAATGTCTAGTAAAGAATTTGAAGAAAACCAAGACAATATTAACAAAGCAATGCGCAATGGTAAATTTGTCTACGATATTTCAGGAAAAGCACGATAAGTGTTGACATTACGTTTATCTGAAGTATAACTATCGGCAGGAACAAGAGCCTCCCTTGTGGACTACCTCTCTTGCCTACAACCAATAAAACTTAAACTACAAATAAGAACTACCTGATTAAGTACAGGCCCGTTTAGATAATGGTTGGCCGACTGTTATTATAACGCACCCTAGAAAATCATCAGCCTCTTTGCTTTACGTTTAGTTTCTCTGAGTTGAGGTATGTACCTTTAACTCGTACTTACCTCTCTATCATAAGCCAAACATTCAAGGAGAATTATAATGGCATTTGCATCCGCAAGCGGATATACAAACTTACCGAATGGTAACTTTAGTTCCGTAATTTATTCTAAAAAAGTACAACTTGCATTCCGCAAGTCCACAGTTTGTGGCGACATAACTAACTCTGATTATTTCGGTGAAATTGCATCGCAAGGTGACACTGTAAAAATCATCAAAGAACCTGAAGTAAGCGTATCAGCATACAAGCGTGGCACAACTATTGCTGCACAAGATTTAGCTGATGCTGATTTTTCACTTGTTGTAGATAAAGCAAACTACTTTGCATTTAAAATCGACGACATCGAAGAAGCACACTCTCATGTTAATTTCATGGACATGGCTACCAATCGTGCGGCTTTCCGCTTGGCTGATCAGCATGACCAAGAAGTATTGGGTTACTTAAGTGGTTATAAACAGTCTGCTCTACATGCTAATGCAGCCGCAGTCAACGATGCAGTAAATGGAACTAAAGCTAATACAGCTGCTGGTTCAGACGAATTACTTGCAGCTAACAAGCTGAAAAAAGGTGACTTCGGAAACATTACTACAACTTCAGCAGGTGATCACTCGATCCCAGTTGCAGCACGTTTACCAGGAGCAACTGCTCTACCAACAGCATACGTATCACCAGCAATGTTGATTTCACGTATGGGTCGTTTGTTAGATCAGAACCAAGTAGACACTGCAGGTAGATGGCTAGTACTTGATCCTATCATGATGGAAGTCCTTCGTGATGAAGATTCACGTCTGTTTAACGCAGACTTCGGTGAGTCAGGTGGATTACGTAATGGTCTAGTCTTGAACAATTTCCACGGCTTCCGTGTATATACTTCAAGTAACTTACCTTCAGTAGGTACTGGTGCAGGAACTACAAACACAGCTAACCAAAACCTAAACTACGGTGTTATCGTAGCTGGTCATGATTCAGCTGTAGCAACTGCAGAGCAAATCAACAAAACAGAAACATATCGTGATCCAGATTCATTCGCTGACATCTGCCGTGGTATGCATCTATATGGACGCAAAATCTTACGTCCAGAAGCGTTGGTAACAGCTAAATATAACTTAGCATAATAAAATACTTTAAGGGGGCTGGCTTAGTGTTAGCCCCTTTATACACATTTAAAATCTCGTAGGAATTAAACATGGCGACTTATTTAAATTTAGTAAACGAATTACTTCGTCGTCTTAACGAGGTTGAGATTGGTGAGGCAGATTTTGCTACAACTAAAAATGTCCAATCTCTAGCTAAAGATTCTATTAATTCTTCCATACGTGAAATACTACAAGAGGCTCAAGAGTGGCCCTTCACGTTAGTAACTTACGAACAAACATTGTCAGTAGGTACGAAGACTTACGATTTCCCATCAGACTATTCAAAAGCTGATTGGGAATCATTTTATTTAAACAACACTAATACAACAGATCCAGGTGTTTTAAAACCACTATCATATGAACAATACTTATCTACACGTAGAGCTAGTGATGATACTTCTGGTACAGGTGGTTATACAAAACCTATAAACATTTATAAAACACAAGAAGATAAGTTTGGTGTTACTCCAGTACCTGATGCAGCTTATGTTATTGAATATAAATATTGGAAGTTTCCAAACGACTTATCTTTAAGTGACGATGTTTGTATTATACCTGATAGATTTAAACACGTTATTATTGATGGTGCTATGATGTACCTTATGTATTTTAGATCTAATGAACAATCAGCACAAATACATAAAGACAAGTTTAAAGTAGGTATTAAGTCTATGAGAAGACTTGTTGTAGATAGTAAAGACTCACTTTTATCTACTGTGATATCAAAAGGTTCTAATGTTATAACTAAGAGTTTTGGCTAGATGGCAGATAAATTAAGTACATACCTGTCAGTTTGTGCTGGAGGGTTAATAACTAATGTTGATCCCTTAACGCAAGCTTCTGGCTTATCTGGTAGTGCTATACGTATGATTAACTACGAACCTGCTCTTTCGGGTGGGTATCGTCGTATTAGTGGTTATGCTAATGACTACGGTACTGTTCCAGGTACAGGCCCTGTACTAGGACTAACAGTAAACGGTAACTTACATGATGGTATATTTGCTTGTAGAAAACCTACATCTGGACATGATTACTTATATCGTTGGCAAAACTCTAATACCTCTTGGGTAGCTATACCTGAAGCTGGTAATCCTGATATGACTAATGTATCTAGAATTAGATTTACTAGCTATAATTGGTCAGGAGAGGTAATACTTCTTACTGATGGTGTAAACCCTGCGGCAACCTATGACGGCACTAATTATGTACAGATAACTCATGCACAAGCACCTGATAATCCTAAGTACTCAGAAGAGTTTGCTTCTCATGCATTCTTATGTGGAGATTCATCTGAGCCGTTTAATTTGTTTTTTAGTGCTCCTTTAAATGCGGCTGACTTTAGTCCTGCAAATGGTTCTGGTGTTATCAATGTAGGCTATACTATAACAGCAGTTAAGAAATTCCGTAACCAACTATATATCTTTGGTGCTAACAATATAAAAAGATTGACAGGTAATAATGCGGCTAACTTTGTATTAGAAAATGTTACTTCAAATATGGGTTGCCTTGCTCCTGATTCTGTGGTAGAATTTGGTGGTGACTTACTTTTCTTAGGCCCTGATGGTATACGTCCTATTTCTGGTACTGATAAAATTGGTGATGTTGAACTTGCTACAGTTTCTAAAGAAATACAGTCTATATTCGATAACTATTATCTATCAGAACAAATAGAAGATGTAGCTATTGTAGTACTTAGGAAGAAGTCACAGTTTAGATTCTTCTTTAAGAACGATGCTTCTCTATCTTTAATAGGTGGTATACGTAAGAGTCAGAATAAGCAGAGTATTTTTGAGTATAGTCAGCTTACTGGTATGGAAGCAAATTGTGTAGCTAGTGGATACATAGGACAATTTGAACATGTAATACATGGAGATGGTTCTGGTAGAGTACATAGACAAGAAAAGGGTAATAGCTTTGGTGGTAACTCTATCTTTAGTTTATATCAAACACCCTATTACTATATGGAAGACCCAGAAATACGTAAGGTAATACATAAAGTAAACACATACTTAAAATCAGAAGGTGATACAGAAGTTTTTGTTGGTGTCTCTTATGACTACGATGACACAGGTACAAGTAACCCTACTAACTACGACTTCACTACAGAAGGAGCTGCTTCCGTTTATGGTACAGCTATATATGGGGCAGGTGGTATATATGATGGTAATCCGTCACCTAAAACACTTACAAATATATCGGGATCAGGTAACTCTGTTTCGATAAGCTACGTTACGAATAATACAAATGCAAGTCATACTATACAGGCAGTAGCCTTGACGTATGAGACAGCCGACAGGAGATAATACTTTGGCAGGTTACGTAAGACAGTCCTCAGCGGACATAATACCAACAGCTACACTTCGTGCAGCACCTATTAACGCCGAGTACAACAAACTCCGTGATGCATTTGCAGTGTCTAGTGGACACAAACACGATGGCTCAACAGGAGAAGGTGGATACATTCCGCTTATTGGTGATGTTGATGCGCTAAACAAAGTTGTTATAAACACTGCTACTAATCAAGTAGGTGTCTTTGTAGAGGTATCTTCAGCCGCAGTAGAACAAATACGCTTCTCTGATGGTGCTATCATACCTGTAATAACTAATGATATAGACTTAGGTACATCAGGTTTAGAGTTTAAAGATTTATACTTAGATGGTACAGCACACATAGATACACTAGATGTAGATATTAATGGTGCAGTTGCAGGTACGTTTACTATAGGAAGTACATTAGGTGTTACTGGAACAACTACTCTAAGCACAGCTAATATTACTACAGGTGTCATTACTTCTGTAGACATTAACTCTGGTGCTATAGATAACGTAACCATAGGTGGTACAACAGCAGGTGCTGGTTCATTTACTACACTAAGTGCTACAGGAACTGCTACTCTGGCTACTGTAGATATTAATGCAGGTGCTATTGATGGTACAACTATTGGTGCTTCATCAGCTTCACCTGCTACTGTAACAGACCTAACAGCTACAGGAACATCAACACTAACTACTGTAGACATCAATGCAGGTAACATAGACAATACAGTTATAGGTGCATCAACAGCCGTTGCTGGTAGCTTTACTACAGTATCTACATCTGGTCAAGCTACACTAGCTACTGTAGATATAAACGGTGGTAATATTGATGGTACTATTATCGGTGCTTCTACTACAGCTGCAATAACAGGTACAACTATTACAGGCTCAAGTCTTGTAGGCCCACTTACAGGTAACGTAACAGGTAATATCACAGGTAACGTTACTGGTAATCTTACAGGCAATGTGACAGGTAATGTAACTGCAGGATCAGGTTTATCTACATTTAATAACGTAACTGTAAACGGTACACTAGATGTTACAGGTACAACTATTGCTAATGTTACTGATCCAACCAGTGCTCAAGATGCGGCTACAAAGAACTATGTAGATACTGCAGATGCACTAAAGCTTAACCTGTCTGGTGGAACTATGTCAGGTGCTATTGCTATGGGCGGTAGTAAAGTAACAGGTTTAGGTGCTCCAAGTGCTTCAACAGATGCCGCTACTAAGGGCTATGTAGACACTGAGGTATCTGCTTTAGTTGACTCATCTCCTGATGCTTTAAACACTCTTAACGAGTTAGCTGCGGCAATTAACGACGATGCAAACTTCTCAACTACTATTACTAATTCTATAGCTACTAAGTTACCCCTTGCAGGTGGAACACTAACTGGTGATATTGTAATGGGTACTAACGCTGTAACATCTACAGCTAACCCTGCAACAAATGATGAGCTATCTCGTAAAGGTTATGTAGATGCACAAGATGCTACTAAGTTAAACTTATCAGGTGGCACTATGTCTGGTGCTATAGCTATGGGTACAAGTAAGATAACTGGACTAGGTAATCCTACTGCTAACCAAGATGGTGCTACTAAGAACTACGTTGACACAACTGCCTTACTAAAATCAGGTGGTACTATGGCATCTGCAATAGCTATGGGTGACAATAAGATTACTGGATTAGGTACACCTACTGCTAATGCTGATGCGGCTACAAAACTGTATGTTGATAGTATCGCAGGGTCTAATACTGCGGCGGCGGCAAGTGCTACTCAAGCGGCTACTTCAGCTACCAATGCGGCAACATCAGCTACAAACTCAGCTAACTCAGCAACAGCTGCGGCTACCAGTGCTACTAATGCCGCTAATTCTTATGATGACTTTGACGACAGATACTTAGGTGCTAAATCATCTGCTCCTTCAGTAGACAATGATGGTGACGCTTTAATAGCAGGTGCATTGTATTTTAACACTACAAGTAACATTATGTTTGTTCGTAGTGGATCAGGTGGTTGGCAAGCGGCAGGTTCATCAGTTAATGGTACATCTGGTCGTAACACATATACAGCTACATCAGGACAGACTACGTTCTCTGCAACATACGATGTAGGTTATGTAGATGTTTTCCTTAATGGTGTAAAACTTTTAGTTGGTACAGACGTAACAGCTACAAGTGGTTCTACTGTAGTACTAAGTGCAGGTGCTACTGCTGGTGATATTATTGACATCGTAGGTTATGGTACATTCCAACTTGCAGATCACTACAATAAGACTGCGGCAGATGCTAGGTTCTTAGGTCTAGCTGGTGGCACTATGACAGGTGACATTGATGGTAACGGCAATAAAGTTTTATTCGGTAACGTATATTCTCAATTATCAGACCTACCAAGTGCATCAACTTATCACGGTATGTTTGCTCATGTTCATGCAACAGGTAAAGGTTACTTCGCACATGCAGGTAACTGGATTCCATTAGCTAATGATACAGAAAAATTAAACTTATCTGGCGGTACTATGACAGGTAACTTAGACGTTGGTGGATCAGTTGAGTTTGATAGCTTATCTGGTACAGGCTCTGTGTCTATTACAAATATACTTGATGAAGATAACATGGCATCTAACAGTGCAACAGCACTAGCCACACAACAGTCTATCAAAGCCTATACAGATACATCAGTAGCAAACTTGGTGGCTAGTTCACCTGCTTCTCTTGATACACTCAATGAGTTAGCCGCAGCTTTAGGTGATGATGCATCATTTAGTACTACTATAACAAACTCTATTGCTACTAAACTACCACTAGCTGGTGGTACAATGACGGGTGCGCTTACAACTACTGGGCTGACTGTAGAAACTGCTCAAGGAAATATAGTGATACCAAGCAGTTCAACACAGATTGATATGCAACGTGCAGGAACTAACTATATTTATGCAAGCAACGCTTCTGGGGATTTAAGGCTAGGTTCTGGCGGCTCTTTTAGTAGGTTAAACATAGCCTCCAACGGCGACATCAGCTTCTACGAGGACACAGCCACAACTGCTAAGTTCTTCTGGGATGCTAGTGCTGAATCACTTGGTATTGGGACGAGTTCGCCAAATGGTCTTCTTGAGCTAGATGGTAAAACAGACAATAGTCCTTCTATGTATATTTCTCATAATGGCAACTCTTCTGTTGGTGCTTTAATGGGATTTCATAGTGGGAATGATTTTAGGCTTTGGAATTATGAAAATGGTGCAACAAAGTTTGGTACAAACAACGCTGAACGTATGCGCATAGACTCATCAGGAAACTTGTTGGTGGGTACTACTGATAGTAATGTAGCTAATAACTCTGGTAGTGGAAACGATGGTGTAAGCATACAGCCTGATAGTGTTCGTATTGCTAGGACTGATGGCGATATGCTTTTGCTTAATCGTTTAAACTCAGATGGTGATATTACAAAGTTCCTCAAAGACGGCGCAACTGTAGGTAGTATTGGGACTAAGAATGGCGTTCTTTTACTTGGCTCTGGTGCGACAGGTTTAATGTTTGAAAGTGGTGGAAATGATATTATACCAAGAAACACAGATGGTAATAATTCAAATGGTGCTACTGACTTAGGCTCAAACACATCTCGATTCAAAGACCTCTACCTCTCAGGCTCTATAGCTAATCCATCTGGCGACCTAACAGTGGATGTGTCAGGAGATATTAACCTTGATGCTGGTGGCACAGATATTTACCTAAAAACACAAGGAAACTCTTGGGGTCACTTTATGACCACATCAAATAATTTTTACATAAACTCTACAATTACTGATGGGGATATAGTTTTTCAAGGTGTTGATGGTGGGAGTGGTATCACAGCCCTCACCCTTGATATGTCTAATGCTGGTACTGCTACTTTTAACTCAGGAGTTAATGTTGGTGGTGTACTAGAACTACAATCAAACAATAACGGCTTTCCTACAACTGGTATGGTTCTAAATCAGAATAACTTTGTTTACCTAAGAGGTGGTAGTAACGGGTTAATAATGGGTAAGGCTGGTGACAATGAGGCCATGCGAATTGATACGTCAGGTAACTTGTTAATAGGTAAGCAGAGTACAGCTATTGGTACTGTAGGCACAACACTTGGTGAGTCTGGTTTTATAACTGCGACACGAAGTGGCAATCCAGTGCTTAATCTAAATCGTACAAGCAGTGATGGCCCTATAGCCGAGTTCTATAGAGGTGATGTGTTAAAGGGTTCTCTTAACATTTTCTATAGCAACTTAATGATTGGTAAAGAAAGTGGTGCAAGGATAGCATTTGGTAGCACAAATATTTACTCAACTAATAATGCAGGTTCTACAGTAGACAACTCTTATGATTTAGGTTCTACAGGCTCTCGCTTCAAAGACGTATACGCTGTAAACTATCACGGCAATGGCTCTAACCTAACAGGTGTTGGCGGTAGTACAACTGCTGGTGCTGTTGGTACTTATACAGCGGCGGCTAGTAATCAGGGTAGTACCACGCAAATAAGTACAGGAGGTACTGTATCTGGTAGTGTTTTAGGTTCGTATGATGCTGGGGGGATTTATAATGCGACACCGTTTCAAATAGACGTTGGTAGTTTCCATACTGGTTTAGGCTACTCTGGTACTTGGCGAAATATGGGTGGTGATATTAGAGGTAGATATGGTTATGAGAAATTTACATCTATTTGGGTTAGAATATCTTAATGAACAACAATAATAACAATAGGAGGCGTTCATGCCAACTGTAACAATAACAGAAGTGCGTAACGCACAATCACTTAACGCAGACAATACTGCATTTGATGTAGAGATTAACCATCCCGAACACGGTTGGATACCTTATGGATTAACGCCACACGATACAGACATGACTGTAGACAACAGCGTATTGCTTGAACTTATAGGCACAGACTTCGAGGTTTATGTAGCACCTACTCAAGCAGAGCTAGATGCAGAACTAGCGGCAAGTCTAAGGGCGCAACGTAACCAAAGGTTGGCAGAAGAAGTAGACCCTCTAGTAACCAACCCTCTACGTTGGGCTGAACTTACAGATGCTAAACAAGCAGAGTGGACACAGTACCGAACTGACTTGCTAAACCTACCAGATCAAGCAGGTTTCCCGAATACAGTAACATGGCCTACAAAGCCAACATAAGGATATAAAATATGAGTAAGGCAAGAGACTTAGCAGATAGTGCTCAAGAGATAAACATCTTAGATGGTAAGAGCTTCCTTGATGAAGATAATCTTGCCAGTGACTCTGCTACTGGCATTGCTAGTCAGCAGTCTATCAAAGCATACGTCGATGGTATCACTACAACTAACATCACCTCTACAGGTGCATTGAATAGTGGTAGCATAACGTCAGGCTTTGGTAACATAGACAATGGCTCATCTACTATAACAACTACAGGTGCTATCTCAGGCGGTAGCTTTGTAATAGGTAGTGCTGATATTAATGAGAATGACTTAGAGAGTATTGATGGTATTACTGCAGGTACAGTATCAGCATCTAAAGCTGTCGTAGTTAATACAAACAAAGATATAACAGGCTTCCGTAACATAACAGCTACAGGTACTATCAGTGGTTCACTTAGCGGTACACTTAGTGGTGCTATAGCATCTACTACTACAGCAACTACACAAGCTGAGTCTGATGATAGTACTAAGGTAGCTACAACAGCTTACGTTACAGATAAGATTACAACACTTATTGGTGGCGCACCAAGTACACTGAATGATTTGAATGAGTTAGCGGCGGCTATCAATGATGATGCTAACTATAACACTACACTCACAACAGCATTGGCTACTAAGTTACCTTTAGCTGGTGGTACACTTACTGGTAATGTAACATTTGGCGATAATAACAAAGCCATATTCGGTGCTGGTACTGACCTACAGATTTACCATGATGGAACTAGTGGTAACACTTTTATTGATGAAGGTGGTTCTGGTAGTTTATTTATAAGAGATAATGACAATATTGCTTTGAAACGGCAAACCGACAATGCAAATATGGTCGTCGCTCGTGCAGGGGCTGAAGTTGAACTTTATCATAATGGCTCTGAAAAACTAGCCACAACATCAACAGGCGTTGACGTAACTGGAAACGTAAACGTATCAGGCACAGTAGACGGACGTGACGTAGCTACTGATGGCACTAAGCTAGATGGCATTGAGGCTAACGCTAAGAATGACCAGACTATTACTGCTGGCTCTGGTTTGTCAGGCGGTGGTACTGGTGATGTTACATTAAGTCACGCTGATACAAGCAGTGTTGGTAATAGTGACAATAGCGGTAATACTTTTATCCAAGACATTAACTTTGACACATACGGACACGTTACATCTGTGGGTACTGGGACAGTATCTGTAGGCAACGGAACATTGACCGTACAAGGTACAGGCGCACTTGGTGGTAGCGGTACATTCACAGCTAACCAAAGTGGTAATGCTACTATAAGTATTAGTCACAGCGACACATCCTCACAAGGCTCTGTAAACAACTCTGGCTCAAACTTTATCCAAGATATTACTGTAGATACTTATGGTCATATTACAGGCATTACATCTGCCGCTGTTGGAGGTGGGACAATAGGCTATAATAGCACTACTCATTACAGGTCAAGCACTTTTACTAAACCAAATAATGCTGTTAATCTAATGACAGGACATTTTGGAAACAACTTAAATACGACAGTAAACAGCTCGCCATCTACAATATATGAAGCCTGTGTTACTTCAACTTTTACCTCTGATGGATTAGCCACTGTTAAATTTACATTACCAAGCCCCAACACATACAATAAGAGGGGTAGTTATTGGGGTGATATTATGTTATTTGGAAAGAAAAATACAAATACTGGTAAATCTGTAGCTTTTTTCCAAGTTAATGCTGGTTGGACTACTCAAACAACAGGCTTTCCAAAAACCTCAGAAACAGCAATAATACCAGTTGATAGTGGAGATAGATTTTGCATTTGGATTTCAGATAATTACACGGGTCAAGCAAGTGCAAACTCACACTTAGTCTACAACGCTAACACAGCCAACATAATAGTTAAATTGGTTGAAATTACATAAAAGAGGTATAATCTATGAGCTTAGAAACAGACGCTATAAAAAAGCAAATACGAGACTTTAGAAATGATTTTTTAGCAGAAACAGATTGGTGGGCAGTTGCAGATCTTACAATGACAGATGCACAAATAGCGTATCGCCAAGCATTAAGAGATATACCAGATCAATCTGGTTTTCCCAATACAGTGACTTGGCCTACTAAACCAACATAAGGAATATTAAACCATGACAGAGAGTTGGCACTTATCTAAGTCAGTACCAGTTACGTTAATAATAGCTATCGTACTGCAAACTATATCACTTGTATGGTATGTGTCTTCACTGGACTCAGCCGTAAAAAATAATGCTCGTGATCTAGTCCGTCAAGAAACTAGAATTGGTACAATAGAAAAAACAGTACAATCACAAGCTGTCTCTCTAGGTCGTATTGATGAAAACATTAAAGCTATTCGTAACCTAGTAGAGAGAATGGCAGAACAAGATAATAAATGAAACTCTTACTTATACTATTTACCCTACTAATCGGTAGTATTGCACATGCCGATGATGATGTTATAAAGACTGACACTAATAGTACTATAACTTCAAATGGTTCTATGGATACTACAATCAATAGCCCACCACCATCAGCTATATCTCCACAGATAAGTGCAAGTAACTCTGACTTATGTACTGTAGGTGTAGCAGGGGCGGTACAGACACAGATATTGGGTATCTCAGCAGGTCGTACAGTACGTGACATGAACTGTGAGAAACTCAAGAATGCTAAGACTATGTATGACATGGGCATGAAGGTAGCCGCAGTATCAGTAATGTGTCAAGACGAAAGAGTGTTCGATGCTATGATGAATGCAGGTACACCCTGTCCTAAAGATGGATTAGTTGGTGATCAAGCTAGATTAGCATGGGATATGGAAGCAGTTAAAGATGAGATCGAACGAGATCAGAATAATGTAATCAATAGGATGTTTGATGAAAACAGTGAAACTAAGATTGGCTTGGGTGTTATCTTTAGTACTCTTGCCTTCTTACTCCTACTCTGAACCATATACGTATGGAGCTACAGGTAATGCGGCATCAGGTGCATTAGGTTGGTCTATGGACTCTATCTTACCTAGCATTGCTGGTGTAGATATAAATGGATTACTATATAGATATACTACAGTAAAAGACCCAGATGCAGACATGAAGGT